CCGTAGGCTGCCATAACGGAGCGAGCGAAGGTATTCTGCGTGGTGGTGGAAAGCTGTCCTGATGTGGTGACGCCGTACTTAAGCACGAGCCAAATGTCGCCTTGGTTGTTAAGAACATGGCTACACAAAATGTGAGCGTATCGCTTAACAAGGCGTCCCACTTCAGGGTCTGTGCAATTGTCTCCTCGGCGTTCTCCGTCACAGCGAATAAAGGAGGCGTCAATCGATAAATCGAAAGCTGATGCATCGCTAGATACATTGCTTTGCGCCACTCCCTCTTGCTCAAAAGCGCGGACGAGGTGCTTCAATCCATCAGGGCTGTGCCCCATGCCAAGAGCAGCACAAGTCAAATGACCAGCCTGGTAAGCATCCACATGGGTCGCGTTGTCAGCCTTATGCAACATTGCCTGGACTGTGAGATCGACTAGGCTGCTGATCCAAATCAACCTAAACCTGCCTTCCACTGTCTTCTGGGGCGAATGCCCCTCCGCCTTCATAAAGATCTCTTTAACGTCGGAACAGCCGTATTTGACCAATTCCACAGCATCAAGTTCACTAAGCTGTTCGCCTGCAACGGCAATCAATATGATCCTGCTGAGAGTCAAGTCAACGACCTCCTCTGGATAAGCCTTTACCCAAGCGGACTTCTTCATGTTGCGATAACGTGCGCTGACACCCGAAGACTTATCCTCGTAACCGAGGAAAGTCTTCAGGAATCCCAGTTCTCCTTCCTCTAAATAACTCTTGATGGAGGTGTTACCAATGCCCGCCGAATATTTGTCACGGACAAGTCGGACCGCAGCGTCGAATTCTTCTCGCTGCTCACTGGATAGACTGGGAGCAGTTGCTGTCGCAAGCTTCGCTTGAGCTCGCAACGATCTATCTATGTTCTTCTTTGAGCACATAGGAATCTTATACTCCCCCTTGGTACACCCATGGAGTTTCCCATCATAGTACTTCTGCGCTAAAGCGCGAAGTTTCTTCTGCAGATCGGTTTCGCCTTCCTTGGCTTTCTTCGCTTTCCCCGTACGCAGCGGCTCACAAGTGCCGACGCGACGGAAATAAGGATCACCATTCCTGTCGGGAATGACCTCACCGTCCTGTCCATCTGTCCACTCCGGTGAAACTTTCTGCATATAATCACGCAGCAAGCCATTCGAAGGAACTGCAAGGACGGCTTCTAGCCTTTCCCGGACATCATCAGATGCCTCCTCAACGTAATATGATATCTCTCTTAACACGCGCGACGCGCCGTCGTTCAAGATCCCATACTTCCATGCCTTGACTCTAGAATCCAAATCAAGACAATTATGTTTCTCCGCTATCTCCAAAGCATCCTTGGCGAAACTCTCACCAGAATTTCGCACCAATGGCGGAGGCGGTGGCGCAGCAACAGCTGCTGGCAACACAATGAGGGGCTTGGTAATCTCTCTAAGGCGGGAATGCCCAGGAACATAACCATGGACAAGCTCGTTGTCCTCATCTTCAGCCGCAGAATCATAGTCATGGCGATCTTCTTCAAACGCACTATAGTACTCCGCCCACTGGCGCGCAGCACGCTCCTTCTTGCTCTCGCGGGACTCACCAGGGGAGTCGTTTGTTAAACTATCTCCCCACTGTCGAATACGCTCGAGTAAAGGAGACTTGATCAACCCCATCTGCTCGAGATTGGCTACAACAGCGTCAATGTGCATGAAGAGATTCCTCGAGCCGCGATGCTTCTTTAAGGAATGGGCCGGCAATCCTAGCCACATTCCAGCCAACTTAGGCCCATTTTGTACAACGCCAACACCAGACGAACTGGCTCCAGGCTGCGAAACAATGTAGGCCAAGGCAAGGCCAAGATTATGAATCTTGAAATCGCTCTCAGGAATCGATCCTTCCTCTTTGACAATGCTGCCGAAATCGTCGGTGGAATAGGTAATTGTGCCACGCTGCATCTCGTAATTGCGCGTTAAATCCTTATCCTTATACGACTTGACACCAATCATCGAAATCTCATCTTTCTCAAGTGGAATAGCCAGGAAATCCAAGAAGGTGCAAGTATGCTTCTTCTCGTCCCATTCAGGCGCTCCATAAGAATCAAGACGGTGGGCTCGGTCGAGTCCGATGCGGACTCCAGTTTGCCGGGCTGCCCCGGGATTTGCGTTTGTGCCTTTCACAACAATATGCGTCAGGCCGGCCGTCTTATGACGACACATGACTAAGATGTTGTTTATGACCACAGCCGAGGAAAACAAATTCATGACTGAGTCATATACCAGAACTTGGCCCTTCTCAAGAAAGGCCGGACGCGCAGTACTCGAAAGTCCAGACAAAGCACTCTCGCCGGGCGACAAATCAACCGGCATTGCAGGCTCAATGACCTCCCAATGGCTGGCGGTGGACTCAAGACCATCACTGTCAACAGTGGTAATACCACCGGTTAGGCGAACCCGACTGGTGGACAAATCGTGGTGACGAACAAAGTCTTTCCCATTCCATCGGAAATATCCGAGCTTCATTGGAGGACCTCCTTGCACGCAGTCCGCTTGGTGCTGTTCTTCTGGACGCCAGCGACCAAGCAATTTGTAATAAACGGAAATGACTGGTGTTAACAGCCACACAACGAAATACAAAACACGAAGGCATGCGCGCAGCACG